GCTTCAAAATCATGCCACAGATCAAGAGCATCATTAGGGGAGATAAACTTAGAAGCACCACTAATGAACCTATCCTTGAACTCATCAAACTCTTTAGCATCCTTCTTCTTGCCAATGATCTTTCTAACTTTATCTGCTTCCGACATGGACATACCGCCCAAGTGTACGCATGCTTGCATAACCTGTTCTTGGTAAAGAACACAACCATAAGTGTCTCCTGTAAACTCTTTCATGATTTGGTGAATATATGATACATTTTGCTTACCGTGTTTACGAGCAATGTAATCTTTACCAATTGTATTCATGGCACCTGGACGAACCAGAGCATTAGATGCAGCCAATTCATTAAGATTTTTTACACCCATCTTGATTAAGAGGTTTGTATATGGGGTTGCTTCACATTGAAACACTCCCTTTGTAAAACCACTTGATAACATTTCATAAACGTTTGCATCTTCAAGATCAATCTCTAATAGATTAATATCTTTAAAATGATTTTCCTTGACCATCTCTAGTGTATCTTTGATAACGCTCAATGTTTTAAGACCAAGTGCATCAATTTTAATTAAGCCAATTCTTTCAGCCTCTTCCATGTCGACTGCAACCACTGGAATCCTATCGTCAGATCCAGTAGAAGAGCGAGTCTCCATCGGCGCATACCTAAAGATTGGATCTTTACTAGTAACAACTCCTGCAGCGTGAATACCAGTACCCCTAATGCGACCACGTAATTGCTCTCCGTAAACCTCTACCTCTGGATATTTTTCTCTAAACTCTTTTGTTGATTTTGATGTACAAAAATCATCCCATGTATCTACAGTTTTTAATACCTTGTTTACATCTGATAAAGGAATGTTCAATACTCTTGAAACATCTCGCACAATACCCTTGCCAGTAAACTCTAAGAATGTGGCAATGGATGCAACATGTCGATACTGTCTAACAAGATAATCCTTTACCTCTTCACGACGATTATCTTGAATATCTGTGTCAATATCTGGGAAGTCATTACGATCTGGATTAATAAATCTAAAGAACAGTAGTCCATATTTGATTGGGTCAATATCAGTAATACCAAGAGAGTAACATAGAAGTGAACCAGCAGAAGAACCACGGCCTGGGCCTACAAGGATTCCTTCTTTCTTAGCCCAAGCAATCATACTTTGAACAACAAGAAAGTAAGGACCAAAACTCTTTGCCTTAATAATTTCTAACTCTTCATCAAGACGAGCAAGATAGACTTCATCTTTATCTAAACCACGAGCCTTAAGTCCTTCGATTGCAAGCAACTTAAGTTCTTTGTCTGGATTCTTATACTGCACTGGTAAAAGGTTTAGACCATCTTTAATATCATAGTCTTCAACCTTATCTGCAATGGCTGTAGAGTTAATATACATGTCTTCTCTTACAATGCCCTGCGATTCCATGGCTACCTTCATCTCATCATAAGACAATAGGTGAATATCAAATTTATTAAAAGACATCTGTCTATCTTCACCATAAAGGTAGTCAAGTCTCTTCATCATGTCATCATGCTTTGCTGACTTATCGTATGTAGAGGTCTTCTGTACTTTGGCATGGGAATTCATCAATAGTTTAAACTCTTGAATTTCTTTTTGAGATGGATCAACATGGTGACAGTCTGGTGTAACAACTGTCTGTATCTTAAACTCATCTGCAAGTTCTGACAACTGCCTGTTAACTTCTGCTCCATTGTGTGGCATTAATTCCATATAGAAATCATCTTTAAATACACGACTAAACCACTCAATATGTTTCTTTGCTTGTGCGTACTCTCCAAATTCAAGAGCCTTTGCAATGATACCGCTTAGACATCCAGATAAAACAATAATACCTTCTGAGTACTTTTCAAGAACCTCAAAGTCAAAGCGTGGCTTATTGAAATATCCTTCAGTCCAAGCGATTTCATTAATCTTGTTTAGATTCTCTAAACCAAGTTGGTTCTTAGCGAGAAGGATAATGTGGTTATAGACTAGATCTGTTGGCTCTGTGCGTTCTGCCTTCGGCCTCTTATCAAATCTATCAGCACAAAAATATCCTTCTACGCCAAGAATAGGTTTAACACCCTTTGCTTTTGCAATTCGATACAGTTCTCGATGCCCAGATAAAGTTCCGTGATCTGTGATAGCCAATGCTGGCATACCAAGTTCAACTGCTCGGTCAATATATTCTTCTGGAGTAGCAACACCATCAAATAATGAATAGTGTGTATGGATGTGTAAGCCTACGTAGTTCATATTACCAATCTGTGTTGGTAGCAGAAGTTGTTGTAGGACCGTCAAAGCCTAGATAAAAGGCTTCTTGTTCCGCATATGGAATCTTCTTAAGTGCAAGTTCCAATGGGAATGGCTGAACAGTGCCCCAGTCAAATGGTTCCTTGTCTGGTGCAGATGGAATTAGTGTGTAATTGGTTTCAGTACCCTGACCATTACGCTTTAACTTCCATTGAACGTTTGAGATGCTTCCTGTTTCAAGTGCATACTCACGAATAGTGTTAAATGATGATTGCTTGCTGATACCCATTGACCAGATAGCAACGTATGGCGCTTCAATGCCATCATCTACAAGTACATTGCAATAGAATCGTAGACGGGCTCTCCAGCCAGCCTTTGGATCCTTGCGATGCATTTCTTCGGCCCAGTCACGGCCTTCTGATTCCATTGTGTCTACAGCCTTACGCTTATAGTCCTTTGGATTTGTGTGTTCTTTAACAACTAGAGCAAGACCACGTTCTGCATTATAGTTTGCAGAGTCTTCATCTAGTTCTTCAATAAAGCGAATCTTTACTGATTGACCATCGGCAAGTTTAAGCCACTTTACCTTTGGTGAGTTTTCGTCATACTTTGGCTTATCGAGCAGGGCGTTAATTGCTTTTAGTCCCTTTACTACGCTCATATTATCTCCTTCTTGTTGTTTATATTAGTTTAGCATAGATGATATAGATTTGTCAAAATCGAACTCGATGTTCTTGATTGACTCATCATCCATATCACCAATGTCTTTGTATTTTTTATCTAACTGAATTACGCTAACAGCAGAACCAAGTTTTTCAATTAACTTATCTTTCATAATGCTACCAGCCTCATCATTATCTGCAACTAGCACAATACTAGGAAAGTACTTTTCTAACAGTCTAACTTGCGAGATAGACACATTAGCACCCAGAGTTGCAACTGCTGGGAAACCTACTTGATCTAGTCGTATAGCATCAAAGGATGACTCTACAACGTATATGGTGCTTGAACTTTTTACCCTGTGCAAGTTAAATAGTATCTTGCCTTTCGGAAGTCCAGGAGTGTTCTTAAATTCTTTTCCCTCAATTGTTCTTCCAACAAAACCAATTGTCATTCCATCTGGAGACTGCATTGGTATTGTAACTGAGTCTTGCTTTTCAGAAAAACCTAAACTAAACTTTACCACAGAATCACGAGTAATCTTTCTTCCTTCAAAGTATCGCATCGCTCTTGGTGATTCTAGTGCTTGATTATTTAATCTCTTAATAAGTAACTCATCATATTGAACAAAGTCTGGTGCTGCATACATTGCCTTATTGACAACCTTTTCAATATCTGTTTCTGTTTGCTTACTCTTAATGTATCGAACAGTTTCAAAATATGTTCTGCCAGTCATGTGCATTATAAACTCTTCAAGACCCTTTGTTGTCTGGCATCCAAAACAAAAGAACAAGCCACTTTCATTTGATACTTCTCCTGCTGGAGTTCTTGTATTGTTGTGGTATGGGCAGAAGACCATAAAGTTATTTCCAAACTCTGCCTCAATCTCTACGCCAGCACCGTTGAGAACTCTTCTTATCTGTTCTTCGGTATAGATGCTACTTACCATCTTCAAAATCCTTATATCGATAGTAGCCTTTATCAAAGTCTACTTGAACTAAGAAGTCACCCATAAATCCATTACGGTTCTTTCTAAATACGCATTCAATAATATCACTGTTGGTTGCTCTACCAAGAGCAAGGAGCCAGTCAGCATCATAAGAGATCTGTCTTGACCATGCGGTTTGTCCAAGAGTAGGCGGAGTGCTTAAGTCTTTTACATCATCAGGTGTAGCAGATGAGATAGCAATGATAGGTACTTCTTCACTAATAGACATTAGTTTAAGTTCTCGTAAAAGGTTCTTCATCTTTACCGTTTCATTATCAGCCCTTTGATTTGGACTCATTAACTGAAGATAATCTACTACAACAAAGTCAGGCTTGTACTGGTCAATCTTTCCACGGATCACAGAAGGTGTTACTTCTCCACCCGAATCATTTGAGATAATGTGAAACTCTGGACGACCCTCTACCTTATTAGCATGCCATTTACGAAGCATCTCAATTTCAATTTCACCATTAGATAACTTGCGATGAGACCAAAGTCCCTCTCCCATAATTGCAAATACACGATTACGAACCTCTGTCTCAGACATTTCAAGTGAAATAATCATTGGAGACTTTCCCTGCTTCCATGCCTGTACAGCAAAGTAAAGGGCCATCCAAGACTTACCAATACCTGGATAAGCAAGAAAGACACCAAGTTGTCCTGGCATAATTCCAGCAGGGAGATAGTTATCAAACCCTGGCAGACCAGTCTTGATACCAATCGCACCTAAATCATTTTGCTTCTTAACTCTTTCAAAATATGCAACTGCATCCTCAAGATCCGTTGCATCAATATCACGAATCGCTGCAGTATTCTTTTTAAGTTCTGAGGTTTTTGTAATAAGATGTTCAAGTGCACCAACACCATTTCCACCCTGTACCTCACCTGCAGCATTACGAAGAATGTCTTTTAGGCTATCATTCAAATACTCTGTCTGTAATTCTTCCAGGTGATGCTTTGTTGAACCAACGCCAGGGACTGGTTCAAAGTCTCTAAACTTTTCTCGTACAAGGTCTGATGGTGGAAGGCATTGATTATTTTCAGAGTACAGTCTAACAAAGTTCCATATATCATTATGTGTCCGTAAGAGGGTTTCTACATTTGCCTGTAACAATACATGGATCTGCTTATCTTGTAGTACTGCAGATATTACCTTTGCCTCTGTATTATTCACTCAACCACTCCTTTGCCAATGCCCTGCGCTCTTTGCGTTCTCGATTATCTTTTTCTACTTCTAGTTTACCATTTATAATTTTTTCCGTATTGTAAGCAAAATAATTCCATGTAGGGTCTTGAGCAATAGAAAAATAATACTCTAAAATATCATAGCATTCACCAATACCATAGGATTCGATGAGTGCGTCTGCAGCCCATTGTTCCACATTAAGATTCATGTTAGACTTTTGCTCATACCTTTGCAGGTAAAACTTATTAAATCTACTGAGCAAAGCCATTCGGTCTTTGCGGTCTGCCACTATTCGTTAATTTCTTCTTTGGCTTCGTTGATCTTGTCTGTTAGTTTATCTTCAACAAACTTATATACTCGCTCAAAAGCCTCGTTTGTTGTTTCTCCATCACGCTTGCTGTCAACTACGCCAAGGTCAAGTCTCAATGACTGAAAGTTTCCTAGATTTAGTGTATAGCCTAGCGTTACATTTATCTTAGTTGAATCGTTTTCCATTCCCCACCCATTTCTGTTTTAAATACTCTCTGACCAAACTGGAATATATCTTCCATCTTCTGTTCTTGTATATGTAAGTATACCGTCTCCCATTCGCCTTGTCAATTCTTGGCTAGTAGGAGTCATGTTGTTTGTTATTAATTTGTCTTTTCTTGGTTGTCCAATATGTATACTTGCAAGTATAGCACGGATCTCTCTTACCTGTGATTCAGAGTAATACGCTCTTACTTGCCAGTGCCTTTCTCCATTAAGTTGTGCTCCTACTGGAGCAGGAATCTTTCCTTGTTTAATTAATGTTGGAATATATTTTCTATGTCTATTGACAAGCACAGCAGTTTCTGCTACACTGTACGCTCTTTCTTTATTCTTTTTAAAATCAGACAGCATACATGTTTCTAATCTATCTTTAGTAATATTGTAAAACGTAACCATTCCAGTAGACCTTGATCTATGATGAACTCTTACTAGGTCACCATTAAGAAACCATACACGAACCTTACCTTTTATTACAGGCTCGTTATTGTATTCTTCGCTCTGGATTTTTCCTTTAGTAGTAGCCATTTGCCTTCCTGACTTTCTGTTGGGGGATGATAAAATTTCCTATGACCACACATAGTGCAGAATGTTTCAACGTGATCTATAGTTGTATACTGCCTATCTATAAAAACACGACCTTTGCATTTGTTGCAAAAAAGCATTTAAAAATCTCCGTTTAGTTTGGTATGCCAATAATGATTAGATTAATTGCTAAAGAAAGATCTCCAGAAGCACCAAATCTAACAACACCATCTACTTTTGATGTTGTGATATTTTGTAAAATAACTGTTACATTTTGACCAGCAGGTGTGCCTCCGACGTTCACTGCGGTTGCAGTAACGATTGGTGCATACTTGTAGTCACTAGGAAAACTATAAGAGAAAGGCTTTTCTGATGATGCTGCAACGGTACTGTTGTTTGCAATGCTAACATATCCGCCAACAAATCTAGTTTCTGATGTTTTTACACTTTGCTTACCTGCTGTTCCAGAATCAATCGTTGTATAGTTGTATGTCGCAGAAGATACTTGTGTTGATAGATCATTAATCGTATCTGCTAATTGATAAATATATGAGACATCAAGAGGTTGCCCTCTTTCTGGTAGTGGTACTTTTGCCATTATTTCCTCCTGTTAAAGTATATCATTAAACTGTCCAAGGTCCACCTTGATAAACCCTTAAAAAATTAGTATCTCTAGATATTGGAGAACCCTTTAAATAAATTTCAACAGAAAGCCTGTTTGGTGCCAAGGCCTGAACAACATTGTTTTTGGTATATGTTGTTGGAGTAATTAAAGAAATGCTTGATGTTTCTACTCTTGAACGATATTTCCAGTCTCCACTATCTTCTCTATCCCATCTCACCCAAATATCATAAGATAGCGCTTCTTTAATTAAGGTTGTTCCCTTTTTAATTTGAACAGAGTCCCAAGCAACTGTGCTTACATCCCCAGCCTTGCTATGATGAATTGTTCCAGGTACATATGTAAATTCTGGTTTAACTAAAAAGATTGGAGACCAGTGAGAGGTTCTGTTCTTATCTTCAGACACTATCCTGTAACGCACTTCATGCCCCTGAGTTATAGAATTAATTGCTGGAAGTTTGGACTCAAGGATTCTTGCTTTTTTAATTATCTCATTAGCCATTAAGAAACGCCTATCGAAAATCTAAACTCAATATAATTACTTGTATTCGGTGATTTAATTATTGTAGATGCTGTTTCATTTTGAATAACAGAATAACCAGTCAAACCATACAGAGGGTTTAGGGATGAAACGTTTTCTAATCTCATTGCATCTAAAGCAACATAGTAGTCAGAAGATGGTGTACCTCCTACTAGTGTTGTTACGTATATTTTTGCAACAGTAACCGCATTCCATGTAAAGTTTGGACTTACATAAAGGCTCTGCAACTCTTTTGAAATAACAAAATATCTATTTGAATCAAAATCATATTCCCCAGCACCAGTTCCATTTACAAGTTCTGCCTCAAACCTGGCAAATGCATCTGGAGATGCAGAGTCGGTGGAAGCAAAATCAACTAAAACTCTAACAGTATCTGGAGAAGATGCGTTTTGCAATGTCTTAGATTCTCCATTTTTGTTAATAATAGAAAATGCCAAACGAAGTTGATCTGTTGGAGAGTTTTTACTAAAGTCAACACTTGGTCCAGTAAGGTGTATGTGGTTGGATCCGCTTTCAATTATAAAATGATCTTGTCCAGGTCCGCTTTCAGAATTAATTGTTAAATCAGCGTCATCTCCCATCATCACAATAACATTATTAAAAAATCTTGGTCTTTCATATCTTTCTAGTCTTGACGGTACATAAAAAATTGTGTTGTCAGCATTAGTTTGAAATACTGGATTAGTAGTTGCAATAACATTATCTCCATTTGGAGAGTCAAGTGGTTCTGTTATTTGTGGAATTGCTACTGCAGAAGCGTTGGTATGATATTGCCAGTTCTCTGTTTGTGTAAATGCAAAAACGGTTTTGCTGTCATATGCTCCAGCAGTTGAGTTTACTCCAGCAGAATATATTCCTACCTCTGTAATCTCATATCTTTCTTCTGTTGGCATTTCTGCTGTCAAAACAACCTTCTCTAAGCCACCCTCATTAATAAAACCTCTTGAAGATATTGGAACTCTAAACATCTCAAGATCAAGATTTTTTTGCTCAGAATAGTCTCCCAAAGTATCATTTGTCAACAATGGTTTTTTTCCACACCCAACCGCAATATACGATGCATAAGCAGGTGCCTGACCCAAAAGGTATTTTCCAATAATAGACTTACCAGAACTAGTTATCATGATTCTTCCATTCCAAGTTGTGACTCATATATTGTACCATTTGTGATAATTTGTATTTCTATTTGTTCATCTGCTTCTAAATTTACAGCCTCAATAACCACATCTCCTGTTTGAATATCTGAATAAACATACTTTCCATTAGGTCCTGTTGGAGAGGATGGGACTTTTCTATCTAGTTTAATAGGAAAGTTATTAAAGTATCTATTGGATGTAGACTGTAGGCTAAGTATATTATTTGGGTTATACTGTTGCTCAATATCAGATAGATTTTTAATTAACTGATATGAAAGTGGCTGTCCATTTACTGTATCATTACGAGCAATGTTAATTAGTTCTTGACCACCAATATTTTCAAACACAAGATCGGTCATTAACTCAATTGGAACTAGGTCATCATCAAACAATATATTGCCAGGAATAGATGTTTTTACTTGGTCTAGTGAGTTTGAGGACACATATGCCAATACAGGATTAGACGGGGTTGCTGGTGTTGAACTAACTTCTGCCATTTTATACCTCGCTCACATAGACTTTCATATTAGGACCTGCGCTTGTTCTTGAATACTCAATATTATATACTACAAACCTAGATGTTGTTGGTGATACTAGGTCTAGCCCAGAAGAATCTTTATAGTTAATAGAAACAATATCACCAAGTTGTATGGTTGGTGTTGCAAAAATATCTAAGCCAACAGATTTTTTAGGCTTCATCAACTTTTCAATAATCCAACCCATTAGTGATTCTGCTGAATCATCTGTTTGTATATATGGACTATCAATTGAAAATTCATTTTTGCCGTATATCATTCTGCTTTGTTTTATCTCATCATACTTAAGGCTTTCAACAATAGGCGAAACTATTACCTCGTTGCCTTTAAGTTCTGGATCTGAGAAACTACCTCGCTTTTTAAAGTATTCGTCTACTGTAAGTTCGTGTGTAGTATCTTGTGTAAATGTAATACCCTGAATTCTTAAAAAGTTTCCAGTTGTTTCGTCAAGACTAAGTGCTTTATCAGTTGCATTAAAAATTAAAAACTCTGCTCCATAAGAATCTGCTTGGAATCCAGAGGTAGTATATCCCTTGATTCTATTAAATGTTGGTGATAGTTGTGCATATAGTGCTGGATATGCACGATCATATCTAATATCAAAATATGCACATTCTCTCATAATAGTTCCAAACTCGTCAAAGTACATGTTGTATTTTGGAGATTGTTGAGAACTAATGCCAGATAGGTAGGTTGACTGTACCGCACCACTAACAGCATACTTTCTAAATGACTCGTTTAGATTAATACCTCCATCACCAAAGGCTTGTGATAAAGTATCTGTAACGGTTGACACAGTGTTCTGAGAATAGTTTGCTGCAACAGCATAAATATTTTCAAACATACATCTAGACGATCCACGAGAAAATAATGCCATATTGTTATAAACTGGTAGTGGATTAGCATCTTCTACAATTTGAACTAACTTATTATTTATGTATAGATAAAATTTTCTTACCTTTCCTATGTCCTGATACTCTACAGATAGGTCATAAACTGTTGGATTCTCTTCTCCAGTCATACGGTATTGACCAGTAAATCGACCATCATCTACCAATATATTTGTTAGGCCACCCCATAACTTTACTGGAATAGCCTCTGTTGTTCCTGATTTCTGCATGACCTTATAAAAAATTATGTTATTAACTAACTGACTATTTGAATAGGACTCAATGTTATTTTCTGTTAATGCAATAATTTCAAAGTAATATCCATTGTTTGTTTCTGGATTTAGAAGTACTGCTAAGCCTCCAGAGCCTCCGCCAATACTTACGAATTGATTAGATAAAGATCCAGTAACCTGATAGTATGATGTACTGCCAATTGGTGTTTGAGATCTTCCGATATTGTTTTCAATTTTCCCTACTACCCTCATTCTTGTTCCAAAATGTTTATAGGCATTGTCTAATTTTTTATATACATAGGATACAAAGTCAACAGGTTTTTCAGTTGTTTTAAAAGACGGTCCATTTAATATTAGTGCAGAAGACTGGATAGTTCCTGACTGAGTTGTTTTTAACTTATTGACATCTGTCTCTGTTAAATAGTTTGTTGCCATAAAGTTTTTAATAACGCCATTTCTGGTTGTTTGCTTAGCAAGCGTATTATTTTGTCCTGCAGTTCCTGCAACAAGTCCTAAAGCCTTTGCCTGTGCTTGAATATCTGCGGTTGGAGAAAGATTAAAAAGATATTGGGACTTCATATCACAGCCACGAACATTATCTACATTGGACCAATACTGATCAATACCAGCAGAGTGAGATGTGATGGTTGTTCCAAACTGCGCTCTTCCGTGTGACTCTACAGCACCATTCTTTAATCTAGTAACACCACCAACAACTTCATAGTATGGTTTAGAAAAAATTCTTACAAGTCCTGTTGGATATATTTTTCCATTAAATGGGATAGAAGAAAAATACTTCTGATACTCTTCATTACTTGATATCCAGACATTGCTTCCGCCCTGTCTATTAGAGTTTCTCCAAGAACGAATATCTTCTTCTTTTGTTATATTGCTTGGTGCAAGTTTTCCAGGAAGCACGACTTGGGGTTTTGTTGCGTCAAGCGATCCATCTGTTTTAATTGGATACCAGATAGGAAGCGTAACATTAAACTGAACTGCATCATATCTAATGATTTCTCCATTGGCATAAAAATATCCATCATGTCTTGTTAGCCAATAAATATTTTCTCCAAGATCAATAATATTATTAGTAACGACATTGTTAACCACTGTAGGGGCTACAGCAACAACATCAGAGTTGATCGGCATTGCACCCAATACATAACTTCCTTGCTTAGATGCAAGTTCATTAATGCTTTTAGTATTTTCTGTGCCCGAGACTTCCCACAAAAGTGATGGCTTGTATATCCAAGTCTTATCTTGATCTATCATTGTTGACTGTCTAATAGAACCATATGATCTTTGAATATATCTGGTTGTGTAATTTATTTTTCCATCATTAAATATTTTTTTATCTTCTGATGATATGCTAATTATGTTAGGTAGTTTAGCACTTGTTGGACTGTTCTCAATAATTCCAATATCCCTAGATGTATTATTTCCAGAAAGTGTTATGTCGGTTTGTCTCTGTTGTAAAGAAGGCATCATATAGTTTTTACTCATTACTACAAAGTTATTGTATTCATCAAAGAACATTGCACTCTGTGTTGCTACAGCCAACTGATTTAAAACCTCTGCTACATTTTGATCAGGTGCCACAAAAAAGTATGGGATAATTGGGTCAGACTCTTCAGTAACACGCTTAAAGGTATAATTACTAAAACCAATATAGTCGAGCAGTAGCGTGATTGCGTAACTTAAAGATGTTTGGGTTGTTAAAATTCTGGGTGCAGGCATTGACTCTAAGAAAAAGAATAAGTCTCTTAGTGTTATATCTATGGTTGCTGCCATCTTGTTTGACTGTGGCAACCCTTCTGAGTACAATGTTTTTATTGGAACAAAATAATCATATCCTTCAACATTAATAATTTTTTCAAAAAATGTAAACTTAATGTTTTTGTTAATGTATTTATAAATAATGCTGTTTGTATTGTTTTCATTAAATGCTTGGTCATCATCAAACAAAGATATTGATCCTGTAGACGCAAGTAGTTGTCCTACAGGAAGAGATGTATTTCCAATATCAGAAAGTGACTTTGTAATTGTATAGTCAATAACTTTATCAGATAAATTAACAGCAAGTCTTGGTGACATTTCAATTAAATCAAAGGTAGAATCAAACTTATTCATTGTCTCAACAACAATTCTCATTCCACGAACATAAGTAAAGTCACGATAAACAGAACTGTTGTCTGCTCTATTGATAAAGAAGTCTGGAGATGTCAAATCTGAAATTAAATTGGTTTTATGACCAACAGAATCTTCTGCTACTTGCCACCCATACTTTGGTGTGAACTGCTTATAACTTAGTGTTGCTTCATTCCATATGTGAAAAACTCCAATGTCGCTAGAGTTTGATGCAATTAGGTAAGCATATCCATCTATATTCATATCTGGAAGGAGTAAGGCCGATGTTAGTTTTTCTGCAAAAATAAAAGAGTTTTTATATTCATCTGGAACAATCAGTCCATACTGCAACTCAACATGACCATCCGACCTAATGATTGATGTTCCATCTGATCTTCTTGATCCTTCATTAAAAACATAAGCGTCTACCCAGTTGTTACTATCTAAGTATTGGACCTTCCATCTAACTGGCGTAGTTTTATTAGCATCTCCATAAAAGGGATCGGATATCGAAGTTGACGATGTTGCAAAAGGTCCAAGATTTATGTCACCAACATTAGTCTGCATCTTAACAACAAGCCTGTTTGCTGGTACCTTTTCTTTGTATACAACAAATGGATTGGCATCATTAATATAATTAATAGATCCAACCTTTACACTTGCTACACCATACTCAACATTATTTTCTGTTCTATATGATGTCCAATATTTAAATTCATCATATCTGGATGGCATATAGTATCTAGGTCTTTTAGATATTTCTGCACCTGAGTTTGCTAAATATCTTCCCTTAAAATATAGTGGTTTATTAATTCCAGACCTAGGTCTAAATGGTTTTAAGCAATCTTCCAAAGAATATATCATGTTGATTTTTTCTTTTTTAGACCTAAATGTTTGTGGAATGTCTGTGTCAGTATATCCACCATCAATAGTCACATCAGCATCTGTAGCACCAGTGTAATACTGTCCAGCATCTAACTGATCAAATGATGAGGGGATTGTTTTAAACTTAGCATCTGATCCCTGTGATCTGTATCTATAGTTGCCAACTTTAAATATGTTATCTGGCATATTCATATTCCACTCAGCAATTACTAGAGATTCTAGTTGAACTGTTGATGAAGATTCTAAATGTTGCTTTAGTTCGTCGCTTACAAACACACTAAGCCTCTTCTACTGTTATTGAAATATTCCAAAGATCGTGATTTCCTCCACCACGTTTAACGACTGAATAATTAAAATCAGTTATGTATACCTCTACTATTTGATTATATTTTGGCAACTGATTAAAAACATCATCTTTTAAGTTTGTGTATTTATCATAACATAAAAACATCCAAAAAGAACCTTTATGGCTTTCATACCAATCAAGTATCTCTACGCCACCTGCTCCACCATCAGCAGTATATTCTGTAACCTTGGTTCTATCATCAAACTCAGATATTCCAAAGTTTGGTTTTCCACTTGCATTAAAATAAGCAAAGTCGTCATGTGCTCTTGATGGTAGGTTGGTCCAGTTCCAAGAGATTGACAACTTATCTGCAATATGATATGAGCGCATTCTTCCATTAATGGTTCTTTTTCGTTCTTCAATTCTTGTAGGGGATATATTAATCTCTCCACGATTATGATCTGATAATATTAAAAACTGGTTTAATTGATCTGTTGGAAGCCCTGTTGGATTAGTACCTATTTCATACCCTGTGGGCACGTATGAGCCCTCTATAAGAGTTCCTGGGTTCTCGGACCAAAGTATGCCTTGTGGTCTCTGATAGCGCTTCCTACCAGCCATATAAGCCGTTGTAGCCATTATCTCTGCCCTCTAATTCTTTGTGAGTCAATATACTTAATTTGACCAATTACAGCCCTTGCAATATCTGAAGAACTTGCATCAGAATTAGCAACATTAATATCAACACTATAATTATACACTGAATTCCCTGTGGCCGATCCATCATTAATCTTATTGAGATTATTAACACCAAACTTATCTACCGCATTTTTACGAACCACAAATTCTCCTGGGGTAAGCATCGCTGGTATTGTATCTGTGCCACGGCTAAATCCACCTGCAGCAAAGTACTTTGGAACAAGACCACCAACGGACATTTCCATTCTTCTAAAATCTCCAGGTGAGAGTCGAACTAATGGTGCGTTTGCTGCTTTATCTGCTACTGCAGATGTAGGTGTTTTTGTCTGGTTGCCACCAAACAACCATGGGCTAGCAGTCTTTTCTAGGTCTGCTACACTTGCTCCAACTTTTGCGTTTGCTGCAATTTGTTCAGCACTTATTTTAGTAGTTCCAACAAGCATTCCTGAGCCACTACCCTTACCTGATCCATCATTCTTAATAGCCTCTTCAATTTGCTGAATTGTTACCTTAAGATTTTTATCATTAAGTCCACTCCAAAGTTTGCTCACCTTGTCTATAACATCATATGCAGCCTGAAGTTCTGCTGTAAATTCAACACCCTCTTGTGTGGCTTTATCTATACCAAGTTGCAAGTCTGTTATTCTGTCTCGTTGAACCTTTACGATAGCAAGTTCTTTATCAAGTGCTTCCTGAGCCTTTTCAATAATTAGATTTTGCTTATAGTTGTCGTCTTGTTTTTCTCTAATGAGTGTATAAAGATTTTTACGCTTTAACTCAATCTGATAAAGTGCTTCCTGCTTTTTCTCTATCTCACCTTCAAGATTTAATCTACTAGTGCCTAAAGCGAAACTCAAACGCTCTATTTGATATTGTCTTGCAGCAATTTCATCTGCAGTCTTTCCAGTTAAAGTTCCCTTAACTCCAGCAATTTCTGACTCTTTTGCTTTGCCCAGCATCTCTTGTGCTAGTTCACCAGACCTTGAAGCATTTCCAGAACGAATGTCTTGTACTGCCCTGGCTGCAGAAGATATATCTCCTTGGGTTATGGCATCTGCAAGTCCAACTCTTTCTTTTTCCTGCGCTGCAATGTCTTGGTTAATTTCGTATATCTTGCTAAGTGCTTTTTCTTGTTCATCATATTTTTTATTTATTGCATCAACAGTGTTTGATATGATTGCATTATCTTCTGACAGTTTTCTAGACTCAGCGTCAAGGGTATTTTGTTGACTCTCTATTTCAAGAGATATGCGTCTCTGCAAAGCGCTGATTTCATCATTAATACTTTCAACTTTTCTGTCACCAAATTCTTCAGAAACTTCAAGTGTTCGCTCTGATTGCCTAATAATCTTGTTATTTAAATCTATTTGATTTTCTGCTACCTTAGTATCTCTTTCATATGCTCTTCTTGCAATTCTTTCGTCAAGGTCTAACTTTTGATTAATAACATCTACCTGAGTTTGCAAGAAAGCCTTTGGGTCATTGGCTCTTAAGGTTTTCTTAATTGCTTTTTCTTCATCTTGAAAGGCTTTAATTAATTTTCTAACCTGTTCTGAAGTTTTTGCTTTGCTTAAAGATACTGCAAAGTCTGCATCCTCTACCATCTTAAGAGCGTCTGCAGATGATGCTCCAGCAGCCTTTAGCGCTACAAATCCCTTGCGCTGGCCCTGTAGTTGTTTAATAGTTTCTGCTGACTTAGCACTAAAAGATCCCAGTTGTTTTGCGTCATAGGCTTTTCTAACTGCCTTGCCAAGGTCTGTTAATGATACAACACCTTTTTCGTTAACCTTAATTAACTTGTCTTGTATTCCCTTTTCAACTCCACCAACAAAATCAATAAAGCCTGAATTGGCACCTATCTTAGATAGTTGCTGATCAATACCATTAAAGAACTTTAATTCTTTTTTTCCACCAAGAACACGCATAAGTTCACTGGCACCCTTGGTTGTATCAATTGTTGCATCTCGTGTGCGCTTAAGAGAAGTTAGAATATCATCATATGTAGTATCACGTTTTTTCTTTTCTTTTTCTTTTGGTAACTCATTTGCACCAGTACCTAGAGTAGGTAATATTCCACCCTTAGCAATTATCTCTGCTCCAGATTTACCAGCAGCAGAACCAAATCCCTTAAACTTTGGATCATTAGATATAACATCAAAAGCAACTTTAATGTTTTTATTTACAAAATCTTTTCCTTCTGATAAAACTGACCATTGATCATAAAATGCTTGCCACTCTTTCGGTTTTTCTTTAGCAAGGTTTGCAACAACATCTTTTGTTAGTTTATCAGGAAGCCCTTCAATTTGTTGTAATGCGTTGGTGGTTGTTTGTAACTGCTTAACTCCATTTTCCTTTAAGTCAAGTGTAATTCCGTATGTAGGATTTATTTTATTTAATATGCTTAATGCCTGTAAGTCTTTGTCAAAATCTTCCTCATTAGTATTAATATAGTTTAACATTAATGATCTTGTTGTATCTGTTGCATTTTGCGATGGCAACAACTCTATCATTAATGCTGCATCTGCAAGCCCCTGCTTATCAACGACTAGTTTAAAGTTTGATTTAAATTCTTTATTTCCTGCTGCATTTTCAAGTATTTTAGAAAGAACTAAAGGATTTACTTGTCCAGATGCTAGACCCACCTGCAGTGTTGTCTTAAACTTTGAATTTTGAAGTTCGTTTAGTTGCTGTATTACCACATCCTTAAATACAGCCATTGGCCCTTCTTTATACATTGCATCGGCTGCTGCCTTTATGCCTTTATTAAATACGTTTTCGCCTAACTGATCTTTTTGTTTAATTAGCGCATTCAAGGCGGTGGCATTACTAGAGTTTAAAGTTTCAAGAGATCTTTTTCTTTCATCCTCAATTGTTTTTATTTGAGCCTCTGTTTTTGCTAACTTTAACTTTAAGTCATATTGTCTATTTAGTGAATCAACAAGTCCTTGATTTTGTGCTACCTCTTGAACTGTTAATTGAACTGCTGCTGTAGATAATTTTGTAGACTGATTTCTTTCTTTGGAATAATCAAAAAGCGTTGTTGGATCAATTAAATTTTTAAATCTATCAAGTATGCTTTTTGGAGCCATATCTAGTTTTGCTCCCGCAAAAGCATTTTCAAGTATATTGATTGCCCCCAGAGAATCTTTAAAAGCATTTGCTTGTTTTTCCATAGAATCTTTTTGAATTTGTATAGTTACTTCTAAGGGATTTGATTTTAGATTTTCACCATTTGGACCAAGTAGACTAACAAGTTTTCCACTAATAAGCGCTGGTATTTCAAAACTTCCAAGTTTTTCTCCAAGTGCTGCAGAAATACTTCTTGCTTGCTCTGTCGTTACAACACCTTGTGAAACTGCAACGGCTAAATTGTTTGCAAGGTTTTGTGCTATTTCCTTTGATGTTTTATTATTTTTAGACTGCAACTCTATATCTTTAAGAATCTGCTTTCCAAAATCACTTTCTAAAATGTTTTGGCCATACTGTCTTTGACCTTCGGTAGACCCTGATGCTAAATCTTTTCTTCTTCTATTTGATATCTCTGTAGCACCAACAGTGCCAGTCAATTCTGATAATGATTGAAGTTTATCTCCAGTCATCGACATAGAGTTTGCTAGATCTATGCCCTCTTTTCTTGCTTTTTCAATATCACCTCTAAATTTAATTACAACTGCTGCTGCTGCAACCAAAGATGTAGTTATTAATAGTACAGGATTCTTTAGCATAGGCCCTAGCGTTGCAAGAACTGAAATACCCATAAGGGCATGACCGATATTAGTATTTCCAGTCATGTAGCCACCAGCAGATGCCATACCAGCAGCCATACCCACGCCTTGCATTTTGACCATTCTATTCTGGGCTCTCATTGCTCTTGCATCTGCTTGTTCTTTCATCTTAACATCTTGTTGACGCTTAATTTGAAGCCCTGCTTTTTCCTGCATCTTGTTGACTTGTGCCCGTATTTCAGACTGTCTGCGCTGCAGTTTTATCTCTTTCTTTGTTTCTACAATCTTAATCTTTTCTAGTTTTTCCAGTTGTCTTCTTAGAGAGTTTTGCTCTGCTCTAAATTGTTTTTCTGCATCAATAATTCTAATTCCTGGAGATGTTCTTGCTTCTGGTGCATCTGAAAAACCACGCATTCGTGGTGTCTTTCTAGGTCCCTTAGTTCCCTGAACAACACTCTTGCCTTTAGGCTCTTCCATAGTTCTTGTATCTGGTAAGCCACCAGTAGATTTAGTTCCAGCACGTTTTGATTTTGTCTTTGGTTTTTCTAGTTCACCAGTTTTGTCATCTTGAATAAGTTCGTCTGGCTTAACTGCAATTGAAGTGTGTAGCCTATGAATCTCTTTCCAGTTTTGTCCCTTTGCTTCATTAATTCTTTTAATCATGTAGTCATATGCTGCTTTTTCTGCTCTAAGTGAGTTTGCTTGAGGAGACTGATCTGATGCTGGAGGATCTATAAGATTAAAGCCCTTTATTGTTTTCTCTAAATCTGTAGCCGTTTTATCAACTTCAGCATCCATCCTTCTTGCAAACTCATCTGCTGTCATGCTTCTTGCTACATCTGCAGTTGTATTACTAAACCAGAAAGGAGATTTGCCTGCAAAGTCACCTGGAACTTCTCTTACGTTGGTCTGCATCATTTCATATACTGATGGCATATCTGTTGCATAGTCTCTTAGTCCAGATGCCTTAGTAAATACCCCCGCATTACCAACATCTGCTACAACATTTCCACCAAGATTTCCTGCCTTAAGGTCTTTATCTCCACGAAGACTTGAGGCTAAGAGTTGCGTGATATATTCATCTTTTGTAAATGTACGGCGCATCTTTCGTTCATCAAATCTCTCATCATATGGAGATTCTAAAACAATTAACTTTCTTTGCCCAGTTTCATCTGTTGGGTCAATCATTGTTTTAATTGTTTGTTCTGGAGCAATAAGACCCTTGTGAGCCTTTCTTACAATTTCTGTTCCTCTTTGCTCTGCAATTGCAGAAGCATAATCCATCACAGGCTTAACGAATACCTTGGTTCCGTCTGGTTTTTCATAAAGTCCAGCAATAGCAGGTGCTGGGGTAAAACTATGTCCACTGCTTTTTGTTAGTTGTCTTACATATTGTTCTGGATCTTGATTTCCGACAGGGCTATCTTTTGTTCTTGCAGCAACTTCTTCTAGTTGTGCTTCACGAGCAGGAGTATTTGCAGCATGCTTAAAGTTTTCAATTTGATCTGCTTTTTGTAAACGATCAAGCAATCTTTGTTTTTGAATTTCTTTTATAACTTTAGGTGATAGTGCAGACCTTAGTTGTGATTCTTTGTCAATTTGTGTTACATCTCTATACCCTCCAAATCTATCACCACCCCTTGTTCTGACCATATCAAGGCCTTCACCAGGCAAGTTAATACCTCTATGACTTAATGATCCAGTAGATGGATCTCGTGCCTCAATACCAATAATTTTTCCAGATGAATCTTTAAATATTGTTATTTTTTGATTTTGTTTTGTATAATTTTTATCATGAGTTGGTCCTACAGAAAGTTTTTCCCTTGCTAATATTTCTTTAGCATCTTTATAATCATAAACGTCAAAAGTTGATGTTTTTTCTTGAATAAAATTACCAAGATCTCCAGTAGTTGGACGAGTTGCAACATTTAGTGTTGATAGTGGACGTATTTTTTCAAATTCTCCAGTATCAAGTAATCCACTAGTTATGCCTACAAGATCTTTATCTCCTATAACTGGTCCAAGTTCTGCTACTTTTGCTTTAAATGATTTTCTAAAATTATGAGCAACCTTTATTGCTTCTTTAGATGACATTCCATCTTGCATTAATATCTTAACCATGGTGCTTATTGAACCTGGTTTTGATAAAGCCTTAAGATATTCTGCTCTATTTACTTTGTTCTTTGCTAAATCTAGATTCATTTGTTTAGGAATATCAAACCCTAAAGAAGTATATGCGTTTGCATCAACGCCACCAAGACCAGCATCAATATAGGCCTTAAGAAGTTTTTGATT